AAAGGATTTATTCTTATAAGACGACCTACATCATCACCACTAAAATATGTTAAAGTAGCAACTTGTGAATCAACACCTTTATTGAGCCATAATGATAATTCTACATCTGTAGTAGCTCCTGCATAAGCATATTTATATACTTTTATTGCAGCATTTGAAGTTGTAGTTACAGGATCAGCTTCATATAATTCGAATTGTCTTATTGATTCACCATCACCGTCAGAAAATTGGAAACTTGTTCCAGTAGAAGATACTACAAAACGACTATCTAAATTAAAAACATCTGTTCCAGAACCAGTTACCGTACCATTCATTTTTGTTTGTGTTGCCGCTAATGCATCTACCCTCTGCCTGACAGTACCCCAACCAGTCCCGCTTGCTCTTAGTGCTATTTTTTGCCCAGTTTGGAGTCCATGATTAGCTAATACTAGGGAATTATCTACAGTATTGAATTCTACTGTTCCAATTGCTGTTGACTGTATTGATGGTTCAGTCACCAGTTTTAGACTAAATCTTTTAGTAGCATCATCTTCTGACCAGGTATTAATGGATTTATAAGGACCATCTGTCATTACAAATTCATCAACAGTCCAAAAACTATCGTCTGAGGCTCTAGTAGTAGCAGTAGTTATAAGGGTACGGAAGATACGATATGGTTTTCTGGTGGGACAACATACAAAGATTATATCTCCACTTTGAGTAAACTTTAATGTTGAAAGTTCTGCTTCAGTCCAAGGAATTGTACTTGCAGATTCATAGTATGTTGTTGTGCTAATAGTTCCAGCACCGGAACCAGTTTTTTGAAACAACAACTGATCCTGTGACCAGACTCTAAGGTATCCAACATCAGCAGACCCATCAGTTGAATCATAAACACCTAATTCTAAGATGTAGGTATTATCCTTATCTTTAAAGAAGGGAATGTAAATAGCAGTTGGGTCTTTTAGTTCTCCTATGAAATTAGTACCGGGGCGTTTAACAACTGGTCCTGAAAGCACAGGGATCATATTCTTAGAGCTTTTGTACCCATAATGGTAAAACTCTTCAATAGAACGACCCTGAAGACTTTTTGCTAATACACCTTCTGTAAATTTAGGTTGAAGAAATTCATACTTCATTTAGTTTTCCATGCTTGCATATCAACTTCATACCCAATAGTAGGAGTATTGAAAGTTCTATGTATAACAGAATATCTACCTTTTTTAGAATCAAGCCATGAAGAACGTTCCCTATGCTCTGGTGTCCTGTCTTTAGAATTAGCAGATCGTGCTTCTTGCAGGGATATTATATATTTTTGCATCATCTCCTGTTTTAATCCCTGTTTGCTTGTTAGTGTTTCTGTAACTTCTACTGCAAGTTTCATTGCTACTGCTTCTGCAAGTAAGGAATCAAGATTATTAATATCGGTAGGAGTTGCTACATATAGGAGATATAAGGAAGTTTCATTTGATAAAATATTTTTCTTCTCAACCTGAAATTTGGATACAGGTTCAACTTCAACTACCTTGATGCAATCAGCAGGAAGTTGATAAGAATAATTCCAGCCAAAGACAGGTTCTTCTGCCCTAACTAATAATTGTCTTTCTAATGCGCTGTTCCAGACATGCATTCTTAGGATAGATTCCAATACATTATCCATCCTTGCACTACATGCTCTGGCTCTGGAACTATCTTCAGTAAGAGATTGTATCCTAGCCTCACCTAGATTACTCAGGGCAAGGTTAGCTATACCAGTTTTATCCATAATAAATAAACTGTTAGAAATGGGGGCCAGTTGCCCAACCCCCGATTGTTATTAATCAACTGTATAATAAATTCTTACTTCAACAAATGCCGCAGTTGATGAGCTTACTGCCGCAGTTAATTTTGCGATTACAGTAACTTCAGCAGTAATTGTTACAGGAGCTTGGGTAATATTACTTACCTGTTCTCTCATGTAACGAGTTCCTACTCCTGTCGCAACAGCGGCGGCTATAAAACCAACCGGAGTTGCTGTTGTGCCATCAGTATATCCTAAACTCAACTGGCAACTTGAACCTAGTGTTGCCGATTGGTGTAAAACTGCATCCCATACTTTTGCTCCGGGAGGCAATTTACCAAAGGATATTGTGTCATTTATTGCCATCGCAATATCTGGCGATGTAAACGTGAATCTATCATATAACATTCGCATTCTACCCCCTTGGTCAGCGACATCAGTCAGCTTCGTAGGAACAGTAACGAATCGTTTCTTGTGATTTGCTGCATATTGATCAGCCATATTGTCCTTTCAGATTGTGAGTTAAGCAGTTACGAAACAATCAATTTGAATAACCATCTCTTCCCAAACCCTAGTTGCTCCAATATCCATTTCAAAATATGCATATGGAACAAAAGATTTGTCAGAACGTCTTTCAATTTCTGTTATCGGTTCTTCCCAAGAACAGAACACCAACCCTTGCGGATGAAATGCTAACACTTGTTCTGTCAGCGTATCACCAGTTCCAGTTGTAGGCATCGACTCATACCTAATAAACTGGAAACCAGCAAAATAGTTGGTTTGTCCTTCAACCAATGAACGGATACTATTATAATCCGTACTATTGATTTGTTCAGAATGAAGTAAGGCTTCAAGCTGTGCCGCAGAACAAACGATGAAATATAGCGGATTGCCACCTTCATCATACTGATCTGCTTCGTTTTCAGAGAGAATCCTACGAGCCTTCAACAGTTTGTCAATTGATAAACTTCTGCGATTACCAGCGACGTTATCAATACCACTATAACCAGCAGAATGTGCGCCTACTAACAAATCGACACCAATAAACTGTTTTGGGAAATTAGATGAATTCCAAACTATCTCGGTTGCACCGTCCATTGCACCACCATCTGATTCATATGCTGAACCAAAGGCGGCATCAACGATTACAGAGTCCATCTTACGAGCCATAGCCATTGACGTAGCTTCCGCATAAGGCTGAAACACATCATAGTTCATTCTACGAGTGTCAAAACCTTCTACAAAGAATCCGGCATTTTTAGGCTGTGCCGATACTCTCCTACGTTGATGGGATATTGCCTGTACAGGTGAATCTGCAAAACGTGCAACTTTGTCTAGTGCTTCGTTAGTTCCGATCTTATCGATAAACTCGGCAACACCTTGACAGTTTGGCTTATTAGTCACGAAATTACGAATTCGTGAAGTCTTTTGTTGAAGCGCATGTAATACATCAGCAGAATAGCGATGTATATAGGACGTTTCAATGTCATAAAAATTAGCCATGTTGTACCTTTTATAGAAATCTCATACACGTTATGTGCATAAGGTTAAACTCACTCTTACCTAGAGATTGTCCATAAAGGGTCTCAAGAGAATTTTCAGCAGGGCAAATGCTTGTCTGCCTATTGTCTCTTGTTCGGCTTTATCCTCCACGATGGAGGGGTGATATTATCTTACTCTTTTTTGTGATGGATATGCTTCTTTAAATAACCTATCCATTTTCTTCATTGCAGTCTGGTGATTAGGATCACGATTATCACGATATGATTTCGAAAAATCCTTATCAGCATAAAGAGCCTGAATTTCTTCCTGCGCTCCCTGCGGAGATTGTTGGGATTTACCTAATCCTGTACCTACCGCAAGTGATTCTTCTCCTAGCATTTGTCCTATTTTAGAAAAAGCCCTGATCATTTCAGGATGATTACCAAGACCTGTTCCATCTAAAACTTGAGACAATTCTGGAGATGCGAACTGTGCATAAGCTCTTTTGGCATAGTCCATGTTACCATCAAAATTTCTGCCCCATTCACGTTGCAGATCAATTGTAGTCTGGACTTCCAAATCCTTGATGCTTTGCTCATATTCGCCAGCTTCTTCCTCCTGTATGTCGTTATAAAGACCTAGAATATTTTCAGCTTGTTGTTGGTTCAGACCATTTTCATGTGAGAATTGCTTGTAATTATCAAGAATTCCCTCATCATCTTCACCAAAATCATAACCATCTGCTCGTTCTGGTCTTCCGAGTTGATTGTATAGACCATCCCAACTTTCCCCTTCTTGCGGAAGGGAGATGAGATTATCGGGGTTTCCTCCAATCTTTTTGACTGCATTAACGTAGGACTTAGCGAGTTTATCTACAGAGTCAAATGTTTGGAGGCTAGGTTCATCCCTTAGACCTTCAGGCATAGAGGATGCATTAAATGATAAAGCCGAAGATTCGCCACTATCAGCTTGCCCTGTATCTTCAGGAGCCATTGCTTCTTCTGACATAACTATTTATTGTTAGGGTTATGCTCGTCTTTCAACCCGAGCCTGTTCCTGCATGTCAATTCTTTTCCTTATGGCTTCCAAATCTGCACCAACGAGATTGATAATCTCCATTACTACAGTTCTTTGACCTTCCTGCCATGCAGATGTATAGGGGTCATTAGCATGAGAAGTTCTAAAGACAAAGTGTGCATTAGCTAAAGTTGCTATTACATCCTGTCCTTCTTCTCCACTAAAAACCTCCTTAAATCGTGTACGTTTCTCTTTTTCCTGTAACCATCGTGAAATCATGCCGTTTCTGATCTAAGTGCTTCAGCTTTTGCCATTGATTCATTCAATTGACCAGCAACCTGTGCCTGTTGTAATTGTGCCTGTTCCTGTTGCTGTCTTTTCTGTTCTGCAACCATCTGTTCCACTTCTTCCTGTGTCCTGAGATTAGAAGTTGGTATTTGCAGGACTTCAGCAGTATTTTTAAGTATTTGCTGTGTATTGAAGTACATTGGTATTGTCTGGTCTATCTGTGCAAGTGGCATAATCATTTCAAATAACTGATTCATGGAACTTATCTCACCAGACCTCATTGCAATGGAAACAGGATTAATATATTCTATCTTATACTGATTCTTCATTTCTTCTGGCATTTCAGGTAGTTGATAGGATCGCATCAGTATATTAACTGTTCTCCTGATAAGCGGATCAAGGAACTCACCTTCCTGTCGGGCAAGAATCGGTCCAAGTATAGGCATTTTCTGTCTCATCCTGACTGATACTTCTGTTGCAGAGAAGCGCATTACATCACCATCTGGTGCAACTGGACCGGGCAGTTCAAGTAAGTCCAAGAAGTAGCCTTCCCTGATTGCAGAAGTACATTTTGCAGTTAGTTTCTCTGCATATTCAGGTCTTGCCCTTGTTGGTACTTCAAATATTTCATCCTTGCCCCCTAGCCCTACTGAATAATAATTTATTGCATCAGGGGTAGTATCTAGGGGGTCTAAGAGTCCAGAATCCGGTACAAACAGAGGCGGTGATACCGCTTTCTGAACAGCTTTTAAGTATGTCCTGTCTATTTCTGTAATAAGTCTTATATCGGGCATTATCTCCCAAGTTGGGCCTCTTCCGTATATTTCTCTATCCGATCTTTCCCATCTTGCACAAATATATGGTATTTCTTCATATCCACCAAATGCGAGTACCTGTTTTCTTTCCTTCAGGTAGTGAATTGAGACAAATGGTTTCTGGAATCCTTCTGGCAGATAGTTTTGTGCAGTCCAAGAAGGAAATACTGCATGTACTACATCATATTCATCAAGCATTTTTGCTCCAAATCCCTTTTCTACTATTTGTTCAGGAAGGGTTTCTGGATCAAATCTTGATACTAAGTCTTTTGCCGTTTGCTTGTAGTTACGAAATACTGTGTCAATTTCCATCTCACTTCCGCTACCCAATATGCAATCCGAAAGAGGAAAATTGCGGTAGCGAGGGCCAAAACCGGGCTTATCCTCAACAAAGATGATACCAGTTCCGAAAGACCCTGCTTCCAAGTAGTATTGAAATACTGCACTTTGAAAATTTGATGCTGGTCTTGATATATGGTGTTTTACTATTTTAGATGCCTCTTCCATCCATAGGGCAACATTTCGGCTTTTATCCAACTCAGCAATTCCTGTTGTGAGTTTAAACCATTCTGCACCCATTGGTGTGAAGACATTGTGGATATTTGATGCAAAGCGTTTCAATAGTCGCATTGCAGTTCCTTCAAATGCCATACCCATTCTATCATCACCTCTTGAATGAGTAGTAGTGAAGTCAGAACGATGGGGCAAGACATATTCTGCCATTTCCTGCCATTC